TCAGCAATCTGGTATGCTTCGGTTGCCGTGCGGTCATCGCTACACAACCAGTCAGGATTCGCTAATCGACCCTGCATGGCCTTAGCCGCGAAGTAATCTCGCATCGTCATGCCACTAAAGTTAGCTGTCTTACCAGGAGCCAACTCAATGCCGAATGTGTTCATTGTCTCGCTGGAATTGTTAACAAGTACGTATGGAAATGCTGGTCCGCCTGCCTGAATTTTCATAATCATCTCCGCGCTTAAGGCCGCGCCGCCGAACGTTAAACAAGACTTCTGCGCTAATGGGCGGTGGATGGCCGCCGGTTGTCATAACTAAGCAACCTCTTTGAAGTTGCTGAGGTATGGCCGATAAAAAACCCGCCGGAGCGGGTCTATTTGATGCGTCTTACTAACTGCCCCTGGACATTCACCCCGTCACCCGGCTGCAGCCTCCATAACTCTGAAAGTTGCAGATCCGTCCATGCGCGAAAATCAATCAACTCACGCAAAGAAAATCCTTTCTGATGATTAACCTCAAATTCTGGCATCGCCTTACCCTCTGTCGTTACCCGCTGATGCGGGAGAAATGT